AGGCACAACGTGTAATGAAAGACAGAATGGATCGTAAAGAAGTCCTTGAAAGTCTTTTATCTCCGTTAGGCAAAGAAAAGCGTAGCGTAATGGTAGACTTGCTTGAGACAGTAAAAACAGCGAATTTGAAGACTGCTTTTAAGAAGTATTTACCAGCAGTATTAAATGAAGCATCAACAGTCTCAACTGAGGCAAAACAATCGTTAAATGAAGGCAAAGTAACAGAACATACTGGAGACAGAGGTGTTGAACTAAAAGTTAGTGCAACTCAAGAGTCACCTAGTAGCGATGCCAATATAATTCAGCTAAAAAAATTAGCTGGACTTAAATAATTAACCAGATACAGGAGAAAAAGATGGAAAATCTTTTCGAAGGAAATAACTGGACAACAACACGCGAAACACTTCTAGATGGTCTAGAAGGTAACAAACGTGATGTAATGTCTTCAGTTTTAGAAAACACTAAACACGCACTTACAGAAAGTGCTACAGCGGGTGCATCACAGGCTGGTAACATGGCAACACTTAACAAAGTAATTTTGCCTATCATCAGACGTGTAATGCCTACAGTAATCGCGAACGAAATCATCGGCGTACAGCCAATGACTGGTCCAGTTGGTCAAATTCACACATTGCGTGTGCGTTATGCTGACACGGCTAACGGCGCGACTGCAGGTTCAGAAGCACTTTCACCATTTGATATTGCAAAAGCATATTCTGGCGCATCTGCCGGTACTGCTGGCGCTACTGCTACCCATGAAGGTACAGCAGGTAACAAAATGTCAATTCAAGTATTAAAGCAAACAGTTGAAGCGAAGACACGTAAGTTGTCTGCACGTTGGACTTTTGAAGCATCTCAAGATGCTAATGCAATGCACGGTCTAGACGTAGAAGCAGAAATCATGGCAGCACTTGCTATGGAAATCACTGCTGAAATCGATCAAGAAGTTCTTAGTTCACTAGGAAATCTTGCTACTGGTACTGCATCTTATGATATGAATGCTACATTTACTGGTACACCTACTTTTGTTGGTGACAGACATGCGGTACTTGCTACTATGATGAATCGTGAAGCGAACTTAATCGCTCAACGCACTCGTCGTGGCGCGGCAAACTGGGCAGTTGTTTCACCTGCGGCACTAACTGTGCTACAGTCTGCAACTACATCAGCATTTGCACGTACTACTGAAGGTACTTTTGAAGCACCTACAAACACTAAGTTTGTTGGTACTCTAAACGGTACTATGCGTATCTATGTAAACACTTACGCATCTGACACAACTGACGTTCTTTTAGGTTATAAAGGTTCAGGCGAAATTGACGCAGCCGCGTTCTATTGCCCATACGTTCCTTTAATGTCTTCAGGCGTAGTAGTTGATCCGTCAACTTTCGAGCCAGTCGTTTCATTCATGACTCGTTATGGTTACGTTGAACTTAATAACACTGCATCATCACTTGGTAATGCGGCAGATTACGTTTCAAAGATTGCTATGGCAAACCTTTCATTCATCTAAACACTTTAGATATGAATATAAAAACCCGCTTAATTGCGGGTTTTTTATTGTCTGTTGCATTATTAACTGTTGATACGAGATATAAGAGTTTAACGATAAATACTATTAAATAAATAGTATGTACTACTCTTAGTAACTTGGAAAAATATAATGGCACAACAAATTAAGTTCGGTGATAAATTAATCCTAAAAGGCGAAACATTAATATTAGATAATGGCACATCTCACGGTGAACTAAAATCTAATAATGGAACAGTATGGATTAAAGGTAATCTCTTAGTAGATGGAACAGTAGATACTGTTAATACACAAACAATTAATCTAGCAGATAATAACATATTAATAAACAGTGATCACTCTGGAGCCCCAACACACGATGGCAGTATTACGATAAATCGTGGTACTTCAGACAATGCTGTTATACAATGGACTGAATCTACTGACAAATGGGAAGCAAAAGTAGGTGCAGTATATGCCACTTTTAAAGCAGACACATTCGAAGGTAACGTCACAGGTAACTTAACTGGTAACTCTACTGGTACGCATTTCGGCGGAGTAGACACACAAGGTGGAGATATTCTTGCAAGTGGCACAAATGATTTTGCAAGTATTCTACTTTGGGGTGGAACAATTAACGACACAATAATAGGCGATGCTACTCCAACAACTGGAGCATTTACTACTATATCTGGCGCTTTAACTGGTCCGGTAACTGGCACAGTTTCAAGCATTGCGAATCATTCTACTTCTGATTTATCAGAAGGCACTAATCTTTATTATACAGAGTCTAGAGTAGACGCAAGATATGCCATATTACATAGTTCAGCCAACGCAGACACATTAGACAATCAAGACGGAACTTACTATTTAGACTATAATAATTTTACAAACACTCCAGTCTTCAATACAGATTTCGATACAAGATTATCAACTAAATCAACAACAGATTTAGCAGAAGGAACAAATTTATACTATACAGACGCAAGAGCCCAAGCGGCATCATTAGTCAGTAGTGTTAATGGTTTAGTAGGTACAGTTGTATTAGACAGTAGTCACTTACCAGAATCAGTTAATTTATATTATACAGATGCTAGGGCAGATGCTAGGGCACAATTAAAGATTGATGCTTTAGTTGGTGGCGCTTCAGCAGCCTTTGATACATTGTTAGAAATTGAAACTGCAATGGCAACTGATACTGAATTGACTAACGCAATTTCGGCACTTAATCACGATAGTCTTTCTGGTTTCGTAGCAAACGAACATATTGATTGGACAGCCGCATCTGCAGGAACTATTGATTCTAGTAACTATACTAACTCAAACACAACATATACTGCGGGAACAGATATTGCTATTAGTGGTACTAATGTTATATCTAATACATTCACATTACCTTATAATATTGTTTATGATAATAGTCATCAAGCACTTCATCATACAGATGCAATATCTATTGACCTTAATAATGTAATTACATTAACAAAAGGTGACTCTAGTACTGAAACAATTACAGTTAACCCTACTGATATTACAGGAGATATAATTCCAGCAGGTAATAACACATATGACTTAGGAAGTTCTGCTAATAGGTATAAACAAATATATGGTTACACAGTAGAAGCAACATTTGCCGACCTTGCAGAAAGATATGCAACTGACGTTCCTTACGAATCAGGAACAGTTGTAGTGTTTGGTGGCGAAGCAGAGATAACAACAACGACAGAAGCAAAAGATGTTTCAGTAGCAGGAGTTATTTCTACAAATCCAGCACTCAAGTTAAATGCAGATGCTGGTAATTCACAAACACATCCTTATGTAGCATTGAAAGGAAGAGTTCCTTGTATGCTAATTGGACCAGTATCAAAAGGTGATTTAATTGTCACCGCCGATAATGAACCGGGATTTGCTCAAAGCATTGGCAAGAATGATGCAGGTCATTCAGTCTTTGCAAAATCAATAGAAACAGACTTAACAGAAGGTAAAAAACTCATAGAAGTTGTTATCTTGTAAATTAACTGTAAGTATTCTGTTTTGAATCAAAACGATAAATACATGTAGAGGGAGACGACCCCTCGAAATCATTGGGGTGAACTAGTTAAATCCCTAAAGACAATCAATTTTATATATAAAATACGGGAGAAAATAATATGGCCGCATATGCAATTCAATTCCGACGTGGTACAACAACTGAACATAGCTCATTTACAGGCCTTTTGGGCGAAGTAACAGTTGACACAACTAAGAAATCATTAGTTGTTCACGACGGTTCTACATCGGGCGGATTCGCCCTAGCACTTGAAAGTGCTTCTACAAGTTCGACAACTGGTACATTCTCATCGAATGTCACAGTCGGTGGTACGTTAGCAGTTACATCTACATCAACTTTTGGTGGAAATATGACGCTATCAGGTCACATTCTACCTAGTGCGAACATTACATATGACTTGGGTTCAACAACTCATATGTGGAAAGACGTATATATTGGACCAGGTTCACTATACATCAACGGTAAGAAAGTTATTGAAGATGATTCTGGTACAATTAGTATTACAACAGACGTAAACGAAGACCTTAAGTTCACTACAAGTGGAACAGGTACTTTGAAATTTATCTCAGCAAATGGTATCAACATTACTGGTGAATTAGGCGCAGTTTCAGGTGACTTAGAAATTGGTGACCACATGGACATGAACTCTAACTTGATTAAATCATTAGCAACTCCGGTTTCTGCCACTGATGCGGCAAATAAAGCGTATGTTGATATAACGGCTACAACAGCAGTTACAGATGGTTCTAACCCAGTTTCTGGTACTACTGGTACATTCAGTGGTGCAGTAACAGTGTCTGGTGACTTAACAGTTAACGGTACAACAACATCAGTTAATACAGCAAACGTAACGTTTGAAGACAACATGTTTGTTCTTAACTCGAACACTACTGGTACTCCTACTCAAAGTTCAGGTTTTGAAGTAGAACGTGGTGATTCATTGAATGTTCAGTTCTTATGGAACGAAGCAGACGATAGATGGACAACTGGTTCAAATACTTTTCATGCAACTGCAATAACTACACCTATGCTTACTGGTGGTGTAACTGGTAATGTAACTGGTGATTTAACTGGTGACACTACTGGTAATCACGTTGGAGCAGTATCGGGTACATCTGTATCTGCAAGTTCTGGCTTTACTGGTAATCTAGTTGGTGATACTGCTGGTACTCACACTGGTGACGTACTTGGCGGATCTGTATCTGGCACGTTCACGGGTGATATTGCTGGTAATGTAACTGGTAATGTAACTGGTAACACTGACGGTACTCATACTGGCGCAGTTGTTGGTAATGTAACTGGTAACGCTTCAGGAAGTGCTGGTACTGTAACAAGTATCGCAGGACATTTACTAGACGAAGACAACATGGCTTCAGACAGTGCTACTAAAGTTCCTTCACAACAATCAGTTAAGGCTTATGTTACGAGTCAAATCGCAACTAAAGACAATACTGATGAAATGACTGAAGGTTCAACTAACCTATATTTCACAAACGCAAGAGCCCGTACGGCAATTAGTGTTTCGGGTGATATATCTTATAACGAAATCTCAGGTGTAATCTCGACTACTGGTCTTGCTTCATCTGATACTGATGATTTAGCGGAAGGTTCAACTAACCTATATTTCACAGATGCTAGAGCAGATGCTCGTACGGCAGTTTCAACAGCGGCTAATAAAACGGCATGGGAAGCATATGCTGACCAGGCAGAAGCAGACGCAGAATCGGCAGCGGCATTAGATGCAACTTCTAAAGCAAATGCAGCCCAATCGGCAGCAGTTTCTACAGCGGCAGGTGATGCAACTTCTAAAGCAAATGCGGCACAATCGTCAGCAGAATCTACAGCAAGTGCAGATGCAACTTCTAAAGCAGACGCGGCAGAAGCAGATGCAATTAGTACAGCGGCTTCTACAGCAGAGTCGAAAGACGTTGCTCGTATGATAACTTCAGATGCTTACGCAGATGCCTCAGAAGCGGCAGCAATTAGCACAGCAAGTGCAGATGCAACTTCTAAAGCAGACGCGGCAGAAGCAGATGCAATCGCTTCAGCGGAATCTAAAGACGTATCAAGAGCCTCAACAGCAGTATCTTATACAGATTCAGCAAAAGCGGCAGCAATTAGTTCAGCAGAGTCGAAAGACGCGGTTAGAGCAACAGCGGCTAATAATTACGCAGACGCGGCAGTAGCGGCAATTGTAAACGGAGCGCCAGCATCATTAGATACACTTAATGAACTAGCGGCAGCGATAGCGGATGACGCAAGTTATTCAACTACGTTGACTACCTTAGTTGGTACTAAGTTAGCATTGGCAGGCGGTGCAATGACAGGTGCAATTACTACTAACTCTACTTTTGATGGCAGAAATGTTTCATCAGACGGTTCTAAGTTAGACGGTATTGAATCTGGTTCAAATGTAACTGATACAGCAAATGTTACTTCAGCAGGTGCCTTGATGGACTCTGAACTTACAGGTATTGCTCATGTTAAATCACTTAACCAAGCACTTACAACATCATCTTCACCTTCATTTACAGCGGTTACAGCAACCGACTTTAATGGTACGGCGACATATGCAAAATATGCCGACCTTGCAGAAAGATATGCGGCTGATGCCCCATATGAAGAAGGTACTGTAGTTATGTTTGGCGGTGAAGCAGAAGTTACTTCTGCAACTGGTTATGGTTCAACTAAGATTGCAGGTGTAGTTTCTACTAAGCCAGCATTCGCCATGAACGCAGAAGCAGGCAATTCAGAAACTCATCCATATATTGCTCTACAGGGTCGTGTACCATGTAAAGTAATCGGCCCAGTATCTAAGGGTGACATTCTTGTCGCTTCTGAAGTATCTGGTGTTGCAACAGTATGGCTTACTGAAAATACTGATCCTCGTATGACTGCCTATATCGGCATCGCTATCGAAGATAAAGTATCTGACACTGCTGGTTACGTTGAAGTTAAAGTAGGTAAGTAATTATCTAACAATACTTTTCAAAGTAAACAAAAAAGGGAGCATTTATGCTCCCTTTTCTTGTATTGTAGTTTTGTTTATTTGAATAAATTTTTGATAGTACGACAGAATTTCGTCTTTCCACTTCGTGTAGGTGCAATAGGCAATGATGAATTATCTTCAATCCATTCAGGAAATGCCTCGAATAACGTCTTCCATTGAATCATCTCATTGTGTAAGTCTACTATCTTCTTCAGATGTTCACTTGTATTTGGATAATTATGGTCAATCTTTAACTTGTTAACACGTTGTTTGCATTCATTAAGATCTTTTATATCTTTATCAACTGCTTCTAGTATCTTTTCAAATGCTTCTAATCTATAGAATTTTCTGATGAGAAACTGATGATGCTTGTTTTTTGGTTTACCATCATAAAGAAACATAATCTCTTGTAAGTCGTAGTATAATGCTTTTACTGGATTGATACTTTCTCTGTATCTTGTCATTATTTCATCGATAGTAAAATCAGTACTTTCAGTTGCTAAGTTTTCTAGTACACTTACCGCTAATATGTTAATTCTTTGACTACTTGAGGTCAATATCTTTTTTGATTCTTCTTTGACTTTAGCAATAACGATATCTATTAGACGAGCCGATGCTGAATCCAATCCTCTCTTCAAGAATTCGATGTGACCTGGACTTGAATAACTTATGATTTTTTTAAGACTATTGGACGCAGGCTTACCCTTCATCACTAGTTTACAGTCACGAATGAATCTCTGTTTTTCTAAGTCTATGATATGCTTGTCCATTATACTCTCTCCTCTTACACTAGTATTTACTCTTTCTTAGAGGTGTCTATAGTGACGATATAATGTCTTTTATTATTTTTAGTTTTTTCTTTCTGAAGAGAGTACGTCTAGTGCCTGGATGTAATGGCTTCGGTACGTAATTAGTATCTACCCATGTGTATCCACCTGATTCGTGGTTTATTTTAGGTATGAACTCGTTTTCAACAAGTATAACAAAAGAGTAGTAACTAAATTCACCATCTCTTGTATGATATTGATCTAGTGGATATATTTTAATAACATCATCTTCTATGCTTATATCTATTTCTTCAACTAATTCTCGAAGTAGTGCTTGAGATACATTTTCATTATCTTCTACTTTTCCACCAAAGAAACCCCAATTTCTGGGATATGTTCCATTCATTGTTCGTTGTTGAAGAAGTATACGATGGGTGTCTTTTGCGATTATACAACCGCCTGCGGCTCTAATCATTATGGACTCGTAGTTACAAGTTCTAGTCTCCAATAACCTGCCTCGTAAATTCCTTGGAATGTATCTGTCCACTCGCCCTTCTCAAACTTGAATTGTTGTGATGTAAATGCGTTAGTTACATAAGCACGAGTGCTATAAGAACTTGCATCAAAACTAATTACCCATGCAGTACCATTGTATTCTATAATATCATTTGCTGATATATCAATTCCCCATACACTGCTACTTTTGGCAGCATTCAATGATAGATATCGTTGTCCGTTTGCAACTGCTGGAATACCAGAAAAACCAGGTTTAGCAGACCCGGCATTGATAACTTTATCGACTGCTGTAGTAGTGTTGGTCGGCAACGTGGCGGGGTCTATAACGAACGTTAACGCAGTAGCGTCACTTGTACTCGCTAATGTACCAATAACATCAGCATTAAGATCGTCCACTTCACCGTGATATTTCAATCGAAGCCTTGATACTCCACTATCTAATGTGCCGTACTGAGCAAGTATATCTTCCCACTTAATATTGTCATCGTAGTTGCCATTTGCATATACTTTCGCAAGTGTACTACCACTTTGTTCATATACTTTTAAAGCATAGTTGCCCGGAGTGACAATGACACTTGCTTGTGCCTTCAAGTCAGCAAAGAATTCAAATGCATCTGGATCGTAATCCATTGAATCTAAATCTGTGTAGGTGTATATATTGTTAACAATATTTCTGATTACATTCTGTCGTGTTACTTGTGCCGGTGGATTAATCCAAACAGGAATCTGAAATATCATCGTTGCGATATCAATTTGGTCTTCAATGCCAGCGGGTATACCTCTGCTAGACCATTGTAAGTCAGTCATCTCTACAGTAGTGATTGTAGTCCAGTCAATTGGATTATCGTTGTGTTGTATTTCTAATGCAGGATTAAATAGAACTAATATCTGCTCAAGTAATTGCAACTTTTGGTCAGTATTTGATGTCCAAATATCAACTTGCATATTGAGTAGATATGGAACAGGCATCATTCGTTTTACATTATACTTGTTTCCAACTTCACTGGTATATGCTTGAGTATTATCATCAAATTTTCTTTCGTTGATACTTACAGCATCATGAAAAAACGGCTCTTGTAGTCGTTGTCGGTCAGGTATTAAACTTTGTACGTGACATGCAATAAATGGAGCAGAGTTTACTACGTTCTCAGAGTTACCTTTGAGAATTGTTGCTGCCATTCTTGAAACATCGCCGTATCTTGCTGGAACTCGAATGTAATAATCAGTTACGTTATCGTTCATTTTCTTTCCAGTTTTAATTGTGTATCCGCTGAACATTCTTACGAATTGTAAAATATATCTTCGAATTTGATTGTCATAGAAATGATTTTGCATATTAATCTACCTTTGGTCTTACTGCTTTTGACAGATTGACTTTTGATGTAATAGTAGTACCGTCATCTAGTACTACTGAGCCACTATTGTTAATAAATTGATGATGTAATGCATGTCCAACTTCCCAAGCACCATCGTCATCGTTTATTCTGTACCATTTATTCTCTCTGTACTGGAATAATCTTGATGGAGTATAGTCACTTCTCAAGAAATATGTATTATCAGTTGGTGCTGTAGGAAATGTTCTTCCATGTGCCACTGTTGCATAATCTACATCGTCTGGATGATTACTTGGAGTTGCATACATTAAATTGTTTGTTCTATAATCCCAATACTTTCCGGGTACATTGTCTTTTGCTTCTCTGACTACAGCATCAGTTATTTGTAATTCTTGATTGTAAGTAGATAAAATGTTTTTCAAATCACCTGCCTCTTCGCCAGTACCAAGTATATCTGCGTATTCTTGAGTATCTTGTAATTGTTTACAACGAACGCGCCAAATGTGTGGCCACCAACCTGCATCAAATCCACTAGCATCTTTTGATGCTTCTTGGACTACCCAGTATTGATTGACTCCATCTTTTTCAATGCCGTCATTGCCTTCTAGCATCATATCTTCACGCATATGCGGAAGTTCGATAACATCGCCAGTCATCAATTTTCTACCTATCATATTTACCATCTCGTTTAGATGTAAGGTAAATACTTGTTGGTCATTGCCAAGAAACATACCAAATTGAGATAACTCAAAGTCTTGGTCAGATAAAGTGTATACACCTCTTAGGTCGAATACATCTTTTT